ATTTTCAAACTATTAATATTAATGGTTATTCATCTTTTTCATCTAATTTGAATATTTATTGGGATACAATTTTTGATAATACTTATACACCACAAAGAATTACAGATGTTAATTATATAGTTGAATCTAATGTTAATAATCGAACATCCATTCTTTTTTATTGTAGATATAATCCTATTTTAAATATCACAAGTGCTGTTGCAAATAATGATTTTATCAGTGAATATATTAATAATATAACTTATATTGATTTCACAAATACTTCTTTTATGAGTAATGTTGAATTTATTATTAGAACACCTGCAACTAATACCATTAATTTTGATAATGATATTTATTCAAATGCTAATTTAATTTCATCACGTAGTTTAAATAAAAATAATAACATCATCAATTTAGTAAATACTAGAAATTTGAGAACCAGTAATATTCAATTTTCAACATCAATAGCGTCTTCCAATTTTCTTATATTAGATAGCAATAAAAATATTATTGATAGTGGTATATCTTCAAATAGTCTTTCTATTTTATCACAATTTGGTAATAATACAACAAATAGTAATCGTATTTTAGGAACTAATAGTAATGGAATATTATCATATTTAAATGTTTCATCTCTTCTTTTAAGTAATATTAACTTTCATGCAACTACATGTAATAATACCATTTTAATTTCAAGTAATAATCTTTTTGAAGGATTTATAATAAATAGAAATAATTTATCAAATTTAAATGTAATAACTAATTTTCCTAATTCATTAGTCGTTGTTAATAACAGTAGTCAATTATCAACTGTAACTAATATTCCCTTATCAAATATTGATAATAATTTAAGATTGTTTAATTTTAATAATATAAATATCAATAACAATAATTATATTTTCTGTAATTCAAATATTTCCTTAAATAACATCAATGTCAGAAGTAATATTAATATTGGAAATTCACATATAATAACCAGTAATTTAAAATTTACTAAACCACTTATAAATAATCGTGAATTTGCTGAAGATATTTTTAAATTAATAACTAAATTCCCAAATATTCCCAGTCTTCAAATCACTAATAAATATGAAACTCCTTTTAATCCAATATTACCATTAACAGTTCCCATTGATTTTTCTGTTACTTTTAATAATGGTTCAGTTGTTTCATTAGGTATTCATACTAGTGATAATAATTCTGATGTTAACAGAAAAATTTATAATATATTTGATAAATCTTTGACTTCTTATTGGATATCTAATGCTAATTTTCTTGATTATACTAATACTAGTTATGGTGCAACTATTAAATTGACTGATGATCCATTATCATTGACTAATTGTGGTTCATATATAATTTTTGATTTTGCATTTGATTTCATTTTAAATTTTTATATTATTTATGTTAATTATCCCAATCTTATCAATTCAATAAGAGATTTTAAATTATTTGGTTATAATAAATCTTTGCAAATTTGGGAATTAATTGATCAACGTTTTAATATTATTTTAAATAATAATCTTATTCCTAATACATTTAATTTAAATAAATCAAATAATAATATTTATTCAAAATATGCTATTTGTATTATCAATACTCATAATAAAAGTTCTGTTAATACTGCTAGTGTAATTGTTAATGGAATTGAATTTTATGGATATCCCATTAATTCAAATTTATATTCATTATCAAATCTTATGACTTTTAATAGTGAAAACTCTTCTATTTTCATGGGAACAAGTAATATAGGTATTTTGAATTATGATCCATATTCTCCTTTAAGTATAGGTAATGATTTACCTTCTAATCCCAGAAATTCTATGATGAATATTAATCATACTATTCCAATTGATAATTCAAATATAATTTTGAATCAAATTGAAGTTCCCATTGTAACTCTCACTCGTCATTCATTAAATTCAGATATTCGAGGTATTAAATCTACTCATTATCTTAATAGTTGGTATAATAGCAATACCAATTATACAATAAAATTAAGTCATTCAAATATCAATAATGAAAAAACAATTTTATCAATGAATAGTTCTGGTAATATTGCTATTGGTGGATATCCACATTCAAATTTAAGTAATAATGGTTTGAGTTTTTATGATAATAATTCTAAATTTATTAATGTTTATGCTTCATCAATTACTTCAAACTATTCTTTAATTTTACCGGGAAATCAAGCAATTAAAGATATGAGTTTATTTGTTGATAATGTTGACATCAATAATCAAGTCTTTTTGAAGTTTGATAAAACTGAAAATTTATTATTTAAATTGCCTATAGTTAATTTTAGTAATATTTCTTTTAGTAATAATAATTCTAATATTAATATTCAAACTCCTATTATTAATTCAAATTATTCAATTTTCTTACCACCCACATATGGAACCAGTAATATGACATTTGTTATTGATAAAATTGTCAATAACAGTAATTTATATATGAAATTTGCAAATCCTGTGTCAAATTTAATATCTACTAGTTTTATCAAAATAGGTGACGAAACTATACCTACACGTAATCAATGTAATTTAACTGTTCAAATTGCTGGTAAATGTTTAATTGGTAGTAATAGTAATGAAATTTATAATCTTAATAGTAATTATTTGAGTAATACATTAGTAGTAGTTGGTAAAATTTATACAACTAAAGATATATCAAGTGATTCAGATATATCATATAAATATAATATTAAATTAATAGAAGATCCAATTGGTAAAATAAATAAAATTAATGGTTATACATTCAATAGAAATGATACTGATGATAATAATCGTTATTCTGGATTAATTGCACAAGAAGTAATTAAAGTTATGCCCGAAGTGGTAATACCAAAACATGATGGAAAATATAGAATTATTTATACAAATCTTGCAGGTTTATTTGTGGAAGGAATTAAAAAAATAAATGATAAAACTGATTATATTAATTTTAAAGTTAATTGTTTAATAGGAGGTATTATTGGTTTTACTTCTCTTTATTTATATTCAAAAAAAAGATAATCATTTATCATTTACAATGACGCATGATATCACTTGATTCTAAATCAATTTGCTGATTTCTTATTATATGTAATGCCATCATAAGATTTTTATAATATTCTTTTTTAATTTTTATTATTTCATTGTCATCTGGTAATAATGAAATTAACTCAGCACTTAAATTAAACAACTTATTTTCAATCATTTTAATTTCATTTTTATAATCCATTTATAATTATAATTTTTATTTATATTTATATTTAGTAAAAATATGAGTGATATTTCTAAATATAGATCAACATCTATTGGTAGAGCATTAATTTCAAAATTAGAGAAGGTAAGAAGAAAAATAAATGAAGATAATGATATTTATGTTAGTAAAATTCATAAAGATATTTGTGATAATTTTAATAAATATAATGAATTATTAAGTTTGAGTAATAAAAAGGAAGAAATTATTAATTTTAAATATAAAGATGATAATGTTGATGATATTTATTCATTTTATGATGATTTTTCAAATAATAAAAAACCATCATTTTTTGAAAAAAATTATTCATATAAATCAGTTTATCTTACCAAAAACAAAAAATTCATAAATATAATAAATAAGAATATTGATCCAGATAATATTAAAGATTTTCTTAAAACACAATCTGATTATATTCAATCATTAACTTTAAGAGAATTATATAATTTAAAATGTTATACAATTGAAGAAACTTTACTTATATTAGAAATATGGATAAAAAATAGAAAAAATGGAAAAACTAATACAATAAAAACAATTGATCATTTACAAGAATTACCTATTTTTCCATTTTTTTATCAATTAAGAGATTATTTTAAAGATCATAAAGAAACTGATGATGATTTCTTAGATTATATTAAATATAATTATTCTAGTTTTTCTGTTGATATATTTGATATAGTTATTGATGCTTATATAAATGAAATTAATAATATAATTTTAAATGCTCCTAAAACCACAAATGAATTGTATGTATATAAAAATGATACTGATATGTATAAAAATGCAACTTCATCATCATCTTATCTTATGACAGATGAAATATTAACTACACATATTTTTCCAGAAACTTTAATTAAGAAATATAATCCAAAAAAAAGTGTTTTATATCAAATTAAAATTGATGTGAATCTTCCTGTTCTTTTTATTGATGGTATTGATATGAATAAAGGTAATAAAGAAAATAATATGAAGGTATTATTACCAATAAATTCTAAGATTTTTATAGATACATCATCGACTAAAATTAAATATTTTGATGATAAAAATATTTTATGCTATGATAGTTCAAGTAAAGATGTTAAACCTGTAAAAATAACAACTTTAATGTTTTTTAATGTTAATAAAACTAAAAACTCAAAAGAAAAACTTCTAACTTCTAAATTAAATTCTATCAGAAGAAAATTGGAAAATGATAAAGATAAATATGAAGATTTTTATTTAGATGAAGAACATAAATCAATGTGTAATTATTATAACTTATATCAGGAATTAATTAAAAAAGTTAAGGTTGAACTTAAAATGGTTCCATTTACTATTGCCGCTGATAATATAAATGATAGAAATCAATTATCAATTTTATCAACCCTTAATGAAAATGATAAAATTACATTTACTGATAATGTTTTTGAATATCCAATTGAATATAATGAATATAATCATAAATTTATCAATAAAATTCAGAAATTTATAGATGTAGAAGAAATTCAAGCATTTTTAACTGAACAATCAAATTTCCTTAAATCATTATCGGTTAGAGAAATATTCAATTTGAAATATTATACACAGAATGCTTATAAAGTAATTATGAATTTTATCGAAGGAACTTTTGAAGTAAAACAATTAACACATGATATAATTTATAAAAATACTTTATTTCATTTTCAATTTTTAGATTATTTTAAGAAAAATCCGGTCTTTAATGATATAACTGTTGATACCTCAAATTTTAAAAATTTTCATAGCTTTATTCAATCTAATTATCTTAAATTTACTATGGATATTTATAATGAAATAATTCAAAAATTTATTGAAGAAATAAATGAGATTTTTAAGAAAGCACCTTGTATTAAAAAAGAATTATTTGTATATAGAGGAGTTCAAGATAATTATATTTCTGCTAAAGTTATTAAAAATAAAACAAGAGGTTATTTTACAACAGATCGTTTTACTTCCACATCACTATTTGCTAATAAAATAATGAGTTTTTTAGATGAGAAAAAAGGTGTTTTATATGAAATTAAACTTGAAAAAGGAGTTCCTGTAATTTTCTTAGAAGGAATCACATTTCATCCTTCAGAATACGAAGTTTTATTACCTATAGGTGCAAAATTATTTATAGATTATGCAAACAAAAAACAAAAATATTATATGAATATGAATTTAATTTGCGAAGACAAAGATCGTCATGATTCTAATAGCATTAATATTAATATGACAAGTCTTGTCTATTTTGAATAAACTCTTCCCATTTCTTTCTAATATCTTCATTTTTCATAATTTCTTTATTTTCTTTATAATTTTTCTTTTGATTACTTAACCATTGACCTAATGATTTAATTTCCTTATTTTTATCATGTGTAGAAGGTAATTTATTTTTTTTTTTTATATATTCTATAACTTTATTTAAATTATCTTCCCATATTTCTTCATTTGATTTAAAGAATTCTTCATATTCATTTATGAATTCTTCCCATTTATTTCTAATTTCTTCATTTTTCATTATTTCAGTGTTATTTTTATAATTCTTCTTTTGTCTACTTAACCAATGACCCAATGATTTAATTTCTTTATTTTTATCATGTTTAGAAGGTAATTTATTATTTTCTTTTATATAATCAATTACCATTTGAAGTTTTTCATCCCATGTATATAATTTAAATTCTTTTATTCCAATTATATAATCATTTATAATTTTATTATCAGTCTCTATTAGTTTAATAGTTGTTTTATTTTGATTGTTATGGAAATTTAAGATGTTTAGTTTTATTTTATCTTTGAAAAATGAATCGTATTCTTTAATTGATGATAATGTTTCTAATATTTCCTCATATTCATTGCACCAAATGAAAATATTAGCTATCTTATTTGGAATATTTTTATTTTTTCTTATTGCTCTGCTTATTCTTTGTATAGTTGTTATTTTATTT